TATGGCTTGGCAAATTTTTAAATGCCTTTGGGGCATATTTGCAAAAACATTTGGGGCGGTCCGGCAAATAGAACCCATTAAATGAAACATCTTTTTAAATTGGGCCGTGTCCTTTTTACCGTCCATTGCCATAAAATCACGCCCGCAAGGTTCGTGGAATGTCAATGGCGTCCCTTTAAACGTGTAAACCGGTTCCCCTTCGTCGTTAACGATTAACGACCCCTTCATTATCGCTTCAACGATAACCGCCCGGTTCTCAAAAAAACCCTTAGCGTCGTCGTCGTCCCGATTCTCTTTATAATCGGTGTCGATGTCCATTGCTTCGCAAAAACGCATAAACTCGGCGGTTGCTGACTCTTTATCTATTTTTGGGGACCGGGTAGCCCCCTCTAATTCTGTTATAGCTTCCATTTAAAATTGCCTACTGTTTTGTTAAAGCCCCTTGGCCCGATAACTCTAAGGTTACCGTTGACGCTTGGGAATTAAATTGCATTTCGCCCGTAACGACGCCCAAACCTTGGTAAGATTCGCCCGACGAATACGTTATTACAACCGGAACAAAATTATTCCCATCGTTAATTTGCTGTAAAAATTCTTGGTCCTCTAAATCGTCGTCGCAAGAAACCGCAATCCCCTTTAACGACCAAGGAACCCTTGTTTTAATTATTCGGCCCGTTCCGTCGCCGTTTTGTTGAATCTCATTCGTAAAGCCCCCCAACACCCGTTGCGTATCGGCGTCCGAAGCCATGCTAAAGGTCCGTCCTTGGATAGTAATTGATTCAACGCTTCCGCCCGTTGCTCCCATATTCTCAACCCCCTATTTTATGCTACTACGGGCGCTTGCCCAAAAAAGAACCCAAAATTTAGATCGACCGAAATTATATTGGAATTACCTGACAACTGGACGGTGTAGCTAGTGTCCAATCGCTTGGGGTTATTTTCAGAAATTGCGGCGACTATCGTCTTTTTAGCTCCTTCAGAATCGGCAATAATAGCATTCAAACCAAGGCTATCGATCATCCCGGCCAACTCGGCAACGGCGGCCTTGGGCTTTTTAGCTGATGGGTTCGTCGTTGGTTGCCCGTCGGGAATCAAAGGCGCTCCGTTCCAATCTTGGCGCTTAAATATTAACGACGTATTGAAAATTATTTGTTGCAGTTTGATAATGTCCACAACGTACCGATATGCCGGAACCGCTTCGTTTGTCGGGGCGTAAAATGTAACGACGTCACTTAAATTAACAATCCCGTCCACGATTTCAACCGTGGAAGAACCGCCTTTAACCGCCGTGTCACGTTGCGAATAGCTCCATTGTTGCGAATCAATTCCAGGGTTCAACCCCGTAGCTTGTTGACCGCCGTAGTCAACCGGTGGGTTGTTGTTGGCTAAAACTGCAATCCTAGCTAATTGACGGGCCGCAACAACGAACGGTAAATTTTCCGAACCCGGCGCAACCAATTGGGCGTTAATCCGATCACTTGACCGGGCCGACGATACTGTTATAGCGGCGTTAACATCGGCCTCGGTAGTCCCCGTAAAAACGATAAAAGGCCGAGCTACTACCGGAATCCATAAGCCGTCGCCGAACCCTTTAAACTTGTCTAAAGTCGCCGTGTCCGCAATGTCCATACAGTTTAGAACAAGGGTTTCCCAAATTTCGCCAATCTGAGTTAAAGCCGAATCAACGTCCGGGTTAACCGCCCCGCCGGTTGGTTGGGAAATACCAATCGTTATTCCAGTATCGGCCCCGCCTGTTACAGAAATGTAACAACCGTTGGCGCTTGCGCCCTTCCACTTGGAAGTAAAATCAACGCTAGTTGATTGGTCGCTTGCGGTCATTGGAAGGCTTAAATTACCGCCCGAGGCCGCTGCAATAGCGGCGCAAATATCTGCAACCGTGTCGCCAACTTTAACGTTGAAATTAGCAATCTCGCCGTTTATAGATAGCTGAAATGTTCCGGCGTTGGTTACGGTCCCGGTTGGTGTTACGCTTCCGGTTGACTCAACGCCCGAACCGTCGTCGACTAAAGGGTAAACCGTTACGGGAATCGTCCCAACGCCGTCGCCATTAACGGGCAACAAACGACTAACCGCTAAATGTAACGGCGAACCGTAACCGTATGTCTCGGCCACTTCCCCGGCGGAAAATACTTGTTTTTTAGTTGTTGGATAAGTGGAAGCCGTGGAACCTTGGCCGACAACCATAATCCGTTGGGGCAAATAAGCGACGTTTCCGCCCCGAAGGTCTTTAAATTGGGTCTTTATTCCAACCACCCTTGCAACTGCCGAAGCGTCAACCGCCGAACTAATCATTTTTTACCCCTCTAAGCGTAATTAAATTCTTGACCGGCCAACTCAGTAGCCGCCGTTACAATTTCTAATTCTATACCTTCGAATTGCGGACTCTCTTCTAAATAGTCTACTCTAAAAACTAGTCGCATGGACGCTATATTTTTAGCGTCGTTTAAATCTTCGGTAGGCAATTGGAACGCTTGGCCTGATTCGACCGACCTAAAAGAAACACCAACCGTTGGGTCCATTTTCCCGGTAACGGGGTCCTGGAATTGCAAATAAGTATTTATCGAAGCCATTAGGATATTCCGAACCAACCTAGCGCAACGCATAACTTCGGTAACAGCGTCTTTGTCGCCCGCTTGGTGACCGCCGCTAACTTCGTCTTTACTTATCCCGTAACCATAACAATCAACGTTAAACGTCCCTCGAACCTTATTAACACGCCCAACGGCGTCCGAAGAACCGTCCGCATTAGTAAAGCCGTCAAACCAGACGTTAACAACGGGGGCTTGGTTACCTGCAACCCCTGTTTTAAAAATGTCCCAAGGGTTCGAACGCTCGGAAAATGGACGGATAAACCAATCTAACGGGTCACGCCCTTCGGCGTTAGCCAAGTTAACTTGATTTTCCACTTCCGATTGCAAAATTTCAACAATACGGTCCCTAATTCGTTCCGAACTATCTTGTTTGTCAATTAGGTTTTGAAGAACCATCACCATGATTAACTACCGTTGTATAATTCCAAACGTAAAAGGGAAATTCCCATTGCCCTATCGGGCATTGCTTCGATCACTTTAAACACCGTTGGGGCCGCCGCTAAATCGGTAAAAGTAACCCGCCAAGGTTTCCTTGCTTCGTCAACAATGCCTTGGATTGGTAAAACTAAAGACGATTCGGCAAGCGTACTATTTCGTAATGTAACTTGGGCAATCCGACCCGAAATGGCTTGGCCGGTTTCGGGGTCGATAACGTTCGAAACATCGTTAGAATAGCCTTTTAAGGTTTCTTCGTTTCCATTGGGGTCACGAATAGTTATAGGCCAACCAAAACCTATCAGGTCGTCCTCAAGGGTTGCGGCTAAGTCCTTTTCAACTAAATCACGTAATCCCAACTTAAAAACCCCTTAATTTTCGACAACCAAACCTTTTTTAATAAGGCTATCCAAACTTGCCTTTTTAGCCGCTTCGTCGGGGCCACCAAAATGGGCTAGTTTAACTTCGTCCCCACCGTTTAAAATCCGACCGGCATACGTAACGCTTTTACCAAGCGCAACCGAATATTTAAAAGGGGACTTTGGGGCCGATTTAGCCTTTGGGGCCGGAACCGTTTTTGGTTCCTCGACAACTTCGTCGTCTTTTTTCTTTTTTGGTGTTTTAGCCATGTTCCCAAACCCCTTTTTTAGAAATTTTATTCTTTTTTAGAAATTTTAAAAAGCCCCCTTGGAGAAATAAGGGGGCCAACCGTTAAACCGTCGTTGTTAGACACCCATAGGAATCAATTTGGGTTGGAATCATTAGGGGGCGTGAACCGACGCCGACGAACAACTGTTCACCATCGTCGGAAGTCCAAGCGTTGGCGTTCATGTCAATACCCCGACCCGTCCCGTTGATTCGACTCGGAAGGTAACGAAGCGCCCTAGCTTCAGGCGGGACAATTCTAGGAATTGCGCCAAAGGTTGCGTCGAACCGCCCCGTTGAGGCCCTGACAACAACTTTATTCGGGTCCATATAAGGCGTGTTAGTCCCCGTTTCCGGGTCCTTATAACGACCGTTATAGGAAAAACAATCATAGGAATAATTCCCAATGTCGATTGTTCCCCGGTAATTTGCACCTTGGCCAACACTTGATAAAGACGAAATTCGCCCAACGTTAAAACGACGAACGTCAAATAATTTTTGGATAGCTTCGTTCTTAATGAAATTTTCGAACGCTACTTGACCAAAAACCAATTGGTCGGCGTCGGTTTTGCCGTCGGCCCGAATAACATCGGATAATGCCATTATATCGCCCCTAGGGTCCGACGATGTATGGTTAGACCATGCCGTCCCAACGGTCGGGAAATGAGTCGTTTTAGGCTTGTAATCAATATTATATAAAGATACACCGCTAGAATCTTTAAGCGTCACAACCCCGGTTTGCATAACTTGGGAAGCCTGCAGTTCGATTGCCCTTCGAATTTTAGCTTCGATTCTTCTAAAAGCCTTAAAAGCTTTTAGAGTCGCTTCCGCTTGGAAATTCTTATCGGCGAAGGGGTCCATACCTGCGACCCTTTTAATAAGGTCGAACGCATTAAGCGCCGTTGACTCTTTAAAAATAGGCGGCTTAAATTCCTTATTCGTGAACAAGTCAACGCTGTTTTGTCGGTAACCGGCGCTTAAATCTTGCACCGCAACCGCAACGTCTTCGTCGTCCCGTTCAATGTCGATTTCGACCGTTTCTGTATTGTGGAAATTCCTTGCCGGGCTTTGAAACATCCCCGCAAAAAATAACGTTACAGGGGAATCCTGGAAATAAGCCCGAAGCATTTTTTTAGTAGTTGAATCACTCATTAACTTTAGCCCCCTATTTATTGGTTATCTAGGACGCTAAGGTCCGAAACATTAATTGCTGTTATTCCGTAATCGGCCAACTTGTCCGCAACGACGCCGGTTATGTCGACGCCCGCCGCTTTACCGTGTTCAATTAGGCGCTCCATACGGACTTGACCGCCAACCAATGCCCTTATCGGCAAATCGCCCGCCCCACTTGCAACCAAATCATAGGTTAAAACCGCCTTGGGGACTTCCGCACCGGCGGAACCACCGGAAGCATAGGGAACATATTTCCCATCGGCGTCCAACTTAGCTAAAATAGTCCCGGCCAAATAGGTAACAGCGCCGCCCGCTGTAAAAGTACCGTCCCTAAAAGCGCCGTCCTTGTTGACAACGCTACCCGTATCGACATTCGTTGGAATCATGTTACTCATTGTAATTCGCCCTCCACGCCCGCTAGTTCAAGAACAGCATTTGCCACTTGGTCGCCTTCGTCCGCCGGGGTTGCCGAAGCGTCCGGGGTTCCGGGGTCCGCTTCCTTATCGTCCGCCACTCGGTCGTTGACCGCTTGTTTTTTCATTTGTTCCGCTTGGTATTTTGCAGATAAAAGAGACGTCAATTCGCTTCCGTCTTTAATCGCTTCGGTAGCAATGCCAAAGGCCCCACTAGCTTCCGCCATTATCAAATGGGCCGTTACCCGGTCCCGTTCTTGATTGACGCCTAGCGCCATTACTTCGGCGTAAACGTCGCTATGTTTCGCCTTTAGGGTTGCCATGTCCATTAAATTTCCCCCAATTGGTTGTTCGGCGGACGCCGCCGGAATTATGTTTCCAGTCCCGGAAGTGGAACCGTAAAAGCCGTCTAACATTCCAGTATTGATTGCTTCACTTGCTAATACAATACCACCCTTCCCGAAATTTGCGTTAACATTTTTAACAGTAGTCCCACGGCCTTCGGCCACGTCGGAAGCAAAAATTTCGTGAATAGCGTCTAATTCCCGTTGGACAACCTTTACGCCCTGGTCGGTCGTAACGTCCGGGCGCTTGTTTGGCGCTTCGCTACTAGCAACGTCGACAACATTGTCCGAAACATAAAACGACGTGGCGACCCCAATAGAACCAACCATCGACGTCCGATTTAAAGCTTCAATTTTATCGGCCTGGGAAGCAATCCAATAAGCCGCCGACGCCGCAATGTCGTCAACTACGGCGCTAACGGGCTTTTTAGCCGTTTTAACAGCCTCGACAACACCGTCCAACCCAAACACAGACCCGCCGGGGCTATCGATTGCCAATACAATTTCGGAAACGTCGACGTCCGCTTCAGCTAAAGCAATCGACGAAATAATATCGTCGTATGTCGCCCAACCATAAAGCCACGACCAAAACGAAGTTGATTTTTGCAAGCTTCCAGTAATTGAAACCGTTGCCTTACCGCCCTTGGAAGAATAAATATCCGGCCCCGTTTCAGAATCTTGGGAACCCCTAGCCGCAACGTAATCGTTAAAAGACGACTCGGGGACGTCCATGCTTACCTTGGCTTTAAATTCTTCGAAGGACTTCGGTTCCATTAAGTAAAGCATTTATTCCCCTTCCGTTTCTTCGATTGCTTCGTCAACGTCGTCTAAAGATTCTTCCACGTCCCCAATGGCTTCGGTCGCCGCCGATTCGCCGTATTTTTTCCTAAACTCCGCTAAAGGGGTCGCCGCTTGGACCTTCAAGGAATTTTCACGTTCAATGCGCCGAATGTTTTTATCAAACTTCGTCCCGCTTAATTCCTTACTTGCCCTAGCGTTGGTAATCCAACCTTGGTTAACCATGCGGGTATAGCCTTCCGCCTGTTTTTTAATATCCGTCGATAGCTTAATAGCTCCAGACCAATCGGCGGCGACATATGCGCCAAAAATATCCCATTGGTCGGGGTTGTTCCAAGCCGCTAAAAAACCGGGGGCCTCTATTTTACCTAGTAACACCTCGGATAAAAACCAATCGTCGAAAATCGGTTGACAAAAACAGTCTCCGAAATTCATTCGAACCATGTTCAAATATATTTTATACTCATTTATAGCGGCCTGGCTTGCACTGTAGTTATTGCTGAAAGCCAATTTTAAGATTTCCGGGGGTATCTCATTAACCCAAGCGATTGCATGGATTATCGATTCTTCGAAGGGGCCAAACGCTAAATCAATCCCTTGAGAATTAAAACCTACCGGTTCTTCCCCGGTCTGCAATTCTTCAACAACCATGCCCGGAATTTCCGAAGCAATTTGGTAATTCCGGGTTGCGCCGTCGCCGTCGGTTACGGGAACCGTGTCACGACGAACCGCCCCGCCCCCAACGGGAAGGGTCCCCGGTTTATCTTCGGCCTTTTTAATAAACATGGCTAAAACGGAATTGATATAAGCCTTCCGTTGAACCGAGTCACGATATTTATCAATCTCGGATAACGATTGCAAAACCAACGCTAACAACGGTTCGCCCCGAACCTCGAACGCCCGCTTATCGCAACCGTAAACTAGCCAAGCCAATCGCCGGCCCGTTTTAGACGACCGGGCGGGTATTCTTTTACTCTCTAAAAATTCCCCATCGTCGTATTGAGTAACCCAATATGCGACTTGCCGGCCTTGCCCGTCAATCTCGACACCTTCGATAATATCGTGACCGGGTTTTAATTTAACGTTACGCATAAACGGGGTTTGAACGGCTTCCCCTGAAACAAGTTGAACCCGTGGGGAACCGTTGGGGGCCGGTCGTAAAACAACCAAAACGTCCCCGGAAATAAGGGCTTCCCTTCGGGCGTCCGCCTGGATAGCTCCGAGCGTTTTAGCTTGTCGGAAATCGCAAATATCGGGGTTTTTACCCCATAAATGGAACCTATTTTCAACCGTGTCGGTCCAATCGTCCAACGAACCCGGTTCCACGCCTAATATTTTTTCGTCCGGCATTGATTCAACGCCCAAGCCGGTATTTATTTCATTCGTCACTAAACGACGAATCAAACCACGTGCATATAAATTTGTTTTGAAAAATTGACTTGAATGTTCCCGAAGCGTCCAATAATCAGTTAGCAAAACTTGATTTACCGCCGGAAGTCCGGTCGGAAATTTCGACCCGTCCCAAACGCCCGCCGCCCTATAAGCCGCCCCCATTAACTTAGAGTCGGGCAATTTATCAACGGCAACCGTTGGCAAAACAGGCGTTGGCGCTTTTTTCTTAGGCGGGAAATTCAAACCGAATATTTTCAATAGCCGGGCCTCACTGTAATT